TTCCGCTACACCATGTTTAGCATCTAACCCATAATTTGGATTGTGTCTTCGCTGACCTAATACTTGATGTATTGCTTGAAATTTACTGTTATATGGATATTGTTGTCCATTTGCCATTCTATCTTCTGGACTATTTCTAAATTTTTCTGCTAGGTCGTGAAGTTCTTCATTTGACAGATGTGAAAAAGGTTTAAGCCACTCTTCATATCTTCTTACATTTGCTTCACCTTCTTTTTTTCCTAAGGTGACGCCGTGTTGGTAACCTTTTTCATAATGATCTGATGAAGGGCCATATATAGAACTGGCACGTGGATTTCGATGACCTCGTTTGCCATCATTTACGCCATCTTCGTAAGGGCCTTCTAATAATTCTTTCATTTTCATTTTTTAATTCCTCTGAATCCTTTTCCTACGGCAAGCTCACCGCCCATAAATTTAGGCAAACTAAACCACAACTTGAACCAATCTTCAGTGCCAGGCTGTATGTTTTGCTCACGCATAATCTTTGCTTTCTCTGTACCAGTTATACTGATATTACTTCCGCCGTAAGGTTGCAGACCTTTAAACTCGTTAATACCTGCTAACTTCTTAAGACGTTCTAGTTCATCCATTATACACCGTACTTATTCTTTTTAGGTTTTGCAACAGGACTAAATTTGTTAGTTCCTTCCGGTTCTTCACTACGGTTGTTGCTTAACTTTTTACCTTTGTAACCTAAGTCTTTTTTACTCTTATCGATAATATCTTGTTCTGCATCAGTAAATGCATACAATGACATTTGATTAGCACTTGGACTTTGTGCATCCATGCCTTGTTCACCCGGACTACCCGCCATGTGTACACCAAATCGATACATGTTATAATACCAGCTTGGTAGTTCAGGCAACGTATTCCAGCCTTTAATAGCGGCTGTGTGATTTGGATGCACTTTGCCTTTAGAGCCGTGATTGATTTCACTGTTACCGCCGTAAGCATCCATACCGCCTTCGCTATCTTCAGATAAGAATTCTCTTGCTCTCATTATATACCGTACTTGTTTTTTTTAGGTTTAGCTACTGGACTAGTTTTCTGTGTATCTTCAGGTTCTTTACTTTTATGAAAAGCAACTCTGTCATGGTACTCAGTAGGTATAGATTTTTTAACTTGTTTAAACATATTATGTTCTACTTCGGTATACGGGTGTTGTGTCCAGTAAGGACCCATCCAGCTCTCATGATCTATGTCTAATTTATTGTTACTACCATCTGACATAGCTAATGCTAGCCCTGTACGTAATTGGTGGTAGTTAGGATAGTAACCGCCAGGATCTCTAGCAACAGCCGCACTGGTATGAACACTTGCATGATGCTCATGATGCTTACCGGTTCTTTCGACAATAAATTCTTTTGCTCTCATTATATACCGTACTTGTTCGTTTTAGGTTTAGCTACTGGACTAACTGTATTAGTGCCTTTAATTTCACCACTCTTGTCTGCTAGCTTAGTCATTTTACCTAAGCCTAAATGATCGCCAGCGGCTTTGATAATTTCTAAATCTTCATCACTAAATGGTGCCAATAATGGATCTCCTGAAAACGCTCCACCTGCACGTTGATGTACTGGCATGTGTTCTGAAGGATCTGGATGACTGCCTGCTAATGCTATACCAAAACGATACTGCAAATAGCTACTACCGTTTGATTTGTTCATGCTAATTGCTGGAAAGCTAACAGCATGATTTAGTCCTGCTAAATGTTCGTCTGATAAGTCGTCACTATCACCTTGCCCTGCATATGGCGCATCTGGAGTGCCGGCAGTCATACTAGCTTTTTCATTTAATTGACGACGAATAAATTCTTGTGCTCGCATTTCTCTTATTACCTTATTAGCATATTTAACCGATTCTGCCGCAGGGTTCATAGTCTTTGCTGGCTGTTTTTTAACAGCAGGTTTTTTACCCCAAGTAGGATCTGATAAACGTTGTTGTGCTTTGTGCATTAGAGCAAGCACTTCTTCATCGCTAAGTTCAGGATTCATTGCATCACGCCATGCTTGGAATTTTTCATCTTCGCTAGCATTAGGATCTTTAAGTATGTCACGCATTGGAGTAGCACGTGGACCTTCTTCACCGGCACTTGGGTCGTTAGTTTCTTGACGAGCAATAACTCGAAGACTGTTAAGCCCAAACTGTTTATACGGTTCAACGCCGCTCTTATCTGGACGTACTAGATATTGGAATGCGTTCTTTTGATCAGCACCTACAATAAGCGTGACATCTGTATATCCGTGTTCTGCTAATCGTGTTAGTACTTTGTTTAAATCCGGCATTTCGTCAGTGGCAGTATGGAAAATGTGTCCATGCTTTGGAAATACTTTTTTGTATATTGCTAATTTTTCTTCAGGAGTAACTGGATCATCTTTACCTACAGTACGACTAACCACAAAATAAGGATCTGCACCTTCTTCACGTGCTTGTGTAATAACGCTACTAGCTAAAAACATGTGTCCTTTGTGACCCATGCCACGACCCCAACCGACTACTGCGGTTTTACCTTGTCCTGTGCGATTAAGAAATTCACGTAGTAACATTAGTCTTTCCTTGGAGCCCAATTTGCTTGGTCAATAGTTTTAACAAACTGTCCAGGTAAATCGTGTTTGAATTTTCCACCAGGATGTGCTTGCACATATCCTTCTGGTTTTGTTTGTCTAATGCCGCCGTGTGTGCCTGCACTTAATGAATTAATTACTTTCATCTTTTCATGAGTTAATAATTCAACAGCAGTTAATATTGCATCTAATCCAGGATGGCTTAAAACTTTTTGTGATTGTGTATTGCTTAATTTAGACTGTGCCCAGTTTGCAAATTGTTGTTTAACACCAGCAACACGCAAGTTTTGATTAAAGAATGAATATAGCACATCACCTGGTTTACTTAACCCAGGTTGTCCTGCAATAAAACTATCAATCAATGCTTTATTTTTCTTAATATAGTCTTCGGCATGCTTTAATCCAGCATCGTCTACTTTAGGCGGATGTTCAACATAAGTTGTGCCTTGTACAATTACATCTGGAGTTGATAATTTCTCAGCATCTGGATACCGTGTTTCGTCTGCACCAATGTGTGTATAGTATCCAGTTGCGGCAACCATAACTTTTGCATTGGCAATCTTTTTACCTAGTTCACTATCTTGTGGAATGTGGAAACTAGTAATGTTAGGTTGGAAATCATATTCGTGTGTGCTAGGATTTAATTGTGCTGGCTTTAATGGACTGAATAAAATACCACCTTCGATGTATCCTGACTTAGGACTAATCTTTTCAAAGTAAGGCCATAAATCAGCAAGTCCACGAGCAAATGCTTTACGTTGTTCTTCTTGTCCAGGTTGTGTTGTTCCTGTGCCTAGTACAAACATTGCAACATCATCTGGATCATTCATCATAGTAGTCACACCACTCTTAGTATGTGTTGTACCACGCTTCATGTAATCCCATGCATTTTTAGGATACATGTGGAACACGCCTTGTTCATCACGACCCCAGTATATAACAGGACTGCCGTCCCATTTTAATTCTATACTACCACCTTTGCTAGTCATGTGACGTAGACGTTCAATAGCATGTAATCCACCAGTGCTACCATTTGTAAACACTAGATCTTCGATGTGTTGATATTTTCTTCCAACTGCGGGAGCCGCCGCTTCGTTAAGAGGTTGCACATGTTGCCAACTTGAACCTGCGCTTGCTTTTTGTAAAACTTCGTTACGTAATGCTTCGTCTGGAATAGAATCTAAAATAGCTTCCACACTTCCTAAATTAGTAGCATTAGCTTGTGGTCCAAGCAATTTTTTAGCAATAGCATTTAAGTCATTACTGATGAACTGTGATTTCTTACCTTGTTCATCTCTAGCATATAATCCTTCATCAGGTGACCATAACATTCCTTTGTGAGATGCTAGTGTACTTAGAATAACTTGCTTGTGTACACCTTTGTATGGGCTACCTTGAGGTATTGCATGATGGTGGAACTTATGAACTTTCTCTGCATTGGGTACTGCTTTGATATCCACTTGATAAAATTTACCTTTGAAAGGTAACAAGATATGTACAGTTACACCAGTTCGTTTTGTTTGTAAGCCTGCACTTTGTAAATATTTTTCTAATTCGATACGAGTAGTTTTTCCATCCTTAGTGCCAAATTGTTGCATTAAAGGATTGATGTCAATCATAACATCTAGGTCACCACTTATTTTACCGGGAGTTGGCGTTGCCGCACTACCGATTAAATGTACAGGAGTATGTACACCTTTAAGATACTTTTCTGTTTCACGTGCCATCTCAGCGGCAATTGCTTGATCGAAACCTTCCGATTCCGGCCAAATATTTCCACCTTCAAAGATGGGCTTTCGTACATTGGTAAACAATTCTCTTAACAGCATTATTAGTCCTTGTACTTTCCAATTCTGATATGCTCTTTAAATTCTTCATGTATTTTAGTACATGCTTCTTTAAGAGTGTCTTCTTCTAGTTCGTCAGGAAGAATGCGGATAGGATATTCTTTTTTGTATTGTTTGTATGCTTCTTTGATGGCTTCAGCAAACATTTTGCTGTGAGTTGGTTGCTTACCTTTAACAAGGTCGATACATTTTGATAAAGTTGGGTAAACGTTGCGACGATATACGTTGTCGTCATTGTGCATGTAGTGAATTAAGTCATCCACTAGGTCGTAGTCTAATTCGGTTTTATCACCGCTTTTTTTAATAAAATCCAACTCCTTAAAGTTGGCATTTTCTAATAATTCTCTTATTCGCATATTAAACCCGTAAATTTATTCCTACAGAAAACTCTGCACTTATCAGTATTTATCGCTTTGCGTAGGAACAAACTATGCTTTGATTATGCGTTCAACCTTAGCTATACACCCGCCAAGGTGCATTTTTGCCATGAGTAAGTTGTTATCACCTGTGATATAGAAGTGTGTGCCGCCCCAACTGCGAGGTTTGTTTAAATCCCGTATGCAACTCTTTGTCATCTTACATTTTGCACTTTTCTCAGCCCATTCTACAAATGGTAGGTTGGGTTGTGTAGTTTTACCCAGCGTAACACGATAATCGTAGTTCATCTTGGGCATGACAACAGTACCAGCTTCTAAGTTATTAGAAGAGGGTTCGCAAATATATTTTACATTACTTTGATCTATGTTAGCTAAATTATTAACAAGTTTACGATCATTAGTGTAAATGCTGATCCAGGGACTTTCTACACGAACATCGAATTCTGTTTGTCCTGATAAAGCGTTGGCTACTTTACGTGCGTAGTCTAAATCGTCCTGTGTTTTGATTGTTCTGAGAGTGTGTTTTCCATTAATAACGACTTTTGTTAGTTTATCTAGCGCATCTTCTATATTCCTAAACACACTGGCACCGGAACATACCAGTACGATTTTGTACTGGTATTTTCCTCGAAATAAACTTCTAGTAGTCTTAAAGAGCATTTTCGTCAAGTAGCGACGTAACAGGTTCTGCCGTTAGTAATTGCACCTTAGGTTCTTTTGGAATAGCAATTAGCATTAGCTTGTTGTCTACTACTGTAATATTTAACGCACCACCGTTCTTAAGATCACCGAACAACATTAGTTTAGCTAATGGACGTTTGATTTCTTTGTCGATAACACGTTGTAACGGACGGGCACCCATCTTAGGATCGAAACCATTGGTAGTTAACCAATTAGTACTTTCCTTATCTAGTTTGACTTTAATGCCCTTGTCTTTAACTTGGCCACGCAACTCTTCAATGAACTTGCCAACAATCTTAACCATAGTTTCTTTAGCAAGCTTCTTAAATGTAACAATGCCATCTAAACGATTACGGAACTCTGGAGTCAAGAATTTCTTCAAGTCTGCATCGCTATAATCTTTCTCTTGCCCACCAAATCCAATTGCGTTCTTCTCAGCACTTTGAGCGCCAGCGTTAGTTGTAAGGATAAGCACTAGGTTACGGCAGTCTGCTGATTTACCATTTGATCCTGTAATAAATCCATTGTCCATTACTTGCAATAATACAGTCATTACATCAGGATGTGCTTTTTCAATTTCATCTAACAACAATACAGCATTAGGTGACTCTTGAATACTAGTGATCAATTGACCTGCATTTTCTTCAAAGCCAACATATCCAGGAGGGCTACCAATTAACTTACTAATGCTATGCTTCTCTTGATATTCTGACATATCAAAACGTAACAACTTAACACCTAAGTGTTTGCTTAGTGACTTAGCGGTTTCTGTTTTACCAGTTCCTGTTGGGCCCATGAATACAAATGATCCAATAGGTTTATTTTCAGATTTAAGACCAGCTTGTGCAACCATAATCTTATCTACAATTTCTGTAATTGCAGTATCTTGTCCGTACACGTCAGCATTAACATTAGATTCTAAACTTGCCAAGTTACTAGATTCAGTTTCCATGATCTTTTCTTCAGGCATTTGAATCATTTTAGCAAGTTCGTATTGAACTTCACGTTCGCCGATAATGCGGTCATCACTAATCTTCAAGTTAAAGCGTGAGCAAGCCAAATCAATCAAGTCAATTGCTTTATCCGGCAACTTCTTGTCTGTTTGATACTTAACACTTAACTTAATAGCGGCATCGATTGCATCATCACGAATTTTAACACTATGGAAACCTTCATAGTATTTCTTAATACCTTTAAGGATCTGCTTAGTAACTTCCATGGTAGGCTCGTCAACAGTAATGCGTTGGAAACGACGCATTAATGCACGATCCTTTTCAAAGTGTTTACGATATTCTTCCCAGGTAGTACTGGCCACAACTTTAATGTTGCCTTTGCTTAAAGCCGGTTTCATCATGTTAGCGAGATCGTTAGCAGAGTTGCTAGCAGATCCTGCGCCAGAGATCATATGTGCCTCGTCGATGAACAGCACAGTCTTACCTTTCTTCTGTAGGGCTTTGATAACTAGTTTAAAACGTTCTTCAAAGTCTCCACGGTATTTACTGCCCGCAAGCATAGCACTAATATCTAAACTATATACCTTGTACTCTTTGAGGAAGTCAGGAACAGAGCCATTTACAATATTAAAGGCAAGGCCTTCTGCAATAGCAGTCTTACCTACTCCAGGATCTCCTACTAGGATAACGTTATTTTTGCTACGACGACCTAATGCAAGTGCAATATTTTCTAATTCGTCAATACGACCGATAACAGGATCGATCTTTTGCTTTTGCACCATGTCATTTAAATTGCTAGTAAACGCTTTTAGTGCTCTTTCGCCTTGTTGGTCGCCAGGACCTTGCGATTCTTCTTGATCAACTTCATCAGTGGCATTGTTAATGAAATCGTTAAATTTATCTTTGTCAATATTAGCTTTTTGGATGTAATAAAAACTCCAGCTACGTTTCTCGCCCATCATGGCAAGGAATACGTCCGTAGGTTCAATACGCTGACGTCCGTTAAACAACACTTGTGTGAACGCACGATTAAGTACACGCTCTACGCTTTGTGTCTTTTTAGGTTTAACTACAACATCTTGAGTGGTAATTTCTTCGCATTTAGTTTTTAAATATTCGCTTAACTCATTTCTAAGTGAAGTTGAATTTGCACCAAATCCGTCGATAGCACCACTAAACGATTCTTCGGACAGCATAGCAAATAGAAGATGCTCTATTGTAAGGTATTCGTGATGTAGTTTCTTAGCAGTATCAATTGCTTTTTCAAAGACTGCTTGTAGGTTATCACTTGGTTCTACCATTTATTTTCCTTTTTTTCTTAAGTTGTTTCTTCTTTGCTAATGCCAATTTCAATGGGCTAACTTTGTTTGTAAAGCAAACGCCATTCAAGTGATCTAATTCATGTAAAAACACTCTAGCATCAAGGCCCATAAGTTGTATTGTACGCTCTTTTCCGTCTTTGTCAATGTATTCGGCAGTTACTTGATTTGGCCGAGCCACTTCCAACCATAAGTCTGGAAAACTTAAACATCCTTCTTGACCTGTTTGAGTTTCTTCACTTACAGAAATTATTTTCGGATTAAACAAACCAAACGGCTCAGCGTTACTTGGACGCATTACAAACACACGCCTAGTTAAGCCTACTTGATTTGCCGCAAGGCCAATACCATTGTTAGCCTCCATAGTTTTAATCATAGCTTCTTCTATAAATTGTGCGTCAGCTATGGACTGCGGATGATCGAACACCCATTCTACTGTATTCTCTTTTAATACAGGGTCATTATCTTTGACTAATTCTAGCATTTAAGGCTTTCAACTCGGCAATTATTGTGGGATCAGTAACCTTTGGAGTTACAATGTGTACTACGCTAACAAATCTTCCTCGTTGGTTCGAGTTAATATTTTTAAACCCGTTGCCATGACTTGCAAATTCTACACCTGTTTCGACTCCTGCTCTAATTTCTAATTCTAATTTAGAGCCAGTTAGTGTTTCCACAGTTTTTTTGCAACCTATCATCGCTTCGATAGGATTGATCTCTACATTAGTAAACAAATCATCTCCTCTACGTTCGTATTTAGGATGAGGAGTAACTACTACTGTAACATTTAAATTGCCTCTTGGCATTTGCGGAATACTATCATCTCCTAGTCCGCTATATCGAATAGTATCTCCGTTGTTTACACCTGCTGGTAAGTCGATAACTACATTTTGATTACGACCGCTAGGTAATTGGAAACTAGCTTCTACTTGTTTGCCAGTAAATGAATCAACTAAACTAATTTGGCATTGAATATTCAAGTCTCTGTTTCGACGAGGTTGTCCACGCATGTGTCCAAATATATCTCCGAACGGATGACCTTGTGGAAACCCACCACCAAACATGTGTCCAAACGGATCGAACCCACCGCCTTGGTTAAAATGGAATTGTTGTGCATCTCCAAATTGTCGTTTATGGTCGTACTCTGCTTTTTTCTGGGCATCGCTTAGTGTATCGTATGCCACACTGATATCTTTAAACTTGGCTTGATCTCCACCTTTATCCGGATGATGCTTATTAGCCAAACTTCGATAGGCCTTTTTGATCTCATCAGGGCCTGCGCTTTCGCTCACCCCTAATATTTTATAAAAATCAGTCATAGTCGTAAAAATGCTCCATTAATATAGTAATTATACTATCTTTAATGGAGCATGTCAAGTTTTTGGTTTACTTTTTCTTGACTACTGTGTCCGGTTTAGTGCCTGCGATTTCAGTACCTTCTGCTTTCTTGTGATGCTTAACTTCTTTTTTGGCAGGAGCCTTAGCTGGCTTCTTATCTGCCGCCATAGCTGTTGATGCGAATACTGCTACGATTAGTAATGCTAATAGTTTTTTCATAATTTTTCCTTATAAGGCTGGTTGATCTAATGCTGGAACAACTTTATGACCTTTTGAACTTAAGGCCGGTAGTGTTGCGGGTGTTGTTGCTCCGGACCCGCTATTAAAACCCGATCCAAATCCTCCTGCGGCTGGCGCCGGACTTGCTGAAGGTGTGCTTCCAAACCCGCCTCCGCCAAAGCCACCTGCTGGTGATGGAGAACCGAAGCCCCCAGACGAACTACCGAACCCGCCGCCTGTCGAAGGAGCGCCAAATGCTGAAGCCCCGCCTGATGAACCGAATCCGCCATTTGAACCTCCAAAGCCTCCACCCATTCCGCCACCCATGCCACCTTGCATTCCACTTGGAACGCCTGACATGTTAGTGTTGTTTGTCATTGTTTGACTTGTAGCAGTTGGGTTTGCGGCAGTACCTGCTAGTTTTTCTTGTGTACGACCAAACGCACTAATACCTAATACAGCACCCATTGCGATATGAAACAAGCCGGCACCTTGTAGTGTTAGCGGATTCCATTGTGTAATAGGTACGTGATTATAACCTTGCCATAATGCCCATAGAACTGGGAACACAGCCATATCTAGTAAACAGATTAGCATATACATCCAACCCATCATCGGACGCCATAGTTGTTGTAACCATGTGCTATCTTTTTCTTTTTCTTTCGACATTGTTCGCTCCTTTGTCTTTATATACGTATTTATTTCACGCTGTTATAAATCTTCTGTTGGTTATTATACCAATCAATCCAGTTATCTACACGATCTTTACATGTGTAATACTGCGTATAATTAGCGGAAACTACATCCAACGCATCGCTCAATTTTGTTGTACTTGTGTCTACTTGTGCTAAATCTGGACAAGCAGTCTTAACTTCATCCGGAACTGCGGGCCAAGTCATTGTTGCTTTTGGTGCTAACCCGCCAGCACATGCAGTTAGTAACAAAACTAATGACAATACTATTAATTTTTTCATTTGCTTGTTCCTAGTGGGTTTTTAGCGGCATCATTTAAATCTTTTATTGCTAACGGATCTAGTTTGCAATCGGCATCCATCTTCGCCGCATCGTGCTGTATTTCTTTTTGAATAACAACACGAGTATCATGAATAACTTTTGTATCATGAATGATTTTTGTTTTTACTGCCTTGTTAGTATCCTTGCTTGCCTGTTGTGCTACGGCAATCTTACCTTCTTGTTCTTTTAACTGAGCTTGCAGTATAGCGGTAACTCCTGCTCCGCCGTACATGAACACACTAAAAATAATAACTGCAAAACTTACAGGCTTAATAAAAAACGCATACGCCTTTAAATTAGGAAAGTTTGATATTAAGTGTGCTAGAAAATACACAGCACCTGCGGCTCCAGCAAGGGCAGGCCAAAGCCATGTAGGTAAGTTACCTAAAATTTGTGTTATTAGCCAACTAAACATGATTAACCTTGTAGTACTTGATGTGCGTTACTAGTGTGTTGTTGGCGTTCGTTTAGACCTAGTGTTCCGCCATTGATCTTTTTAGTTAATCCTAACACGTCACCATTGTCAGCTAGTGCATTTAGATTATTTGCTTCCCAGAACCAACAAGCTGATTGTACACAACCTTCAAATGTTGTTAGAAATTCTGGAACATCGTCTAATGGAGTATCAATGCTTTCAGCAAAACGACTGTAGTTATCTTTACCGGTAATTTGGATTAGTCCACGACCGCAGAATTTCCAACCATCGCCGCTTTCTTCAGGACCGTTGCCCATACGATTAGCATACGCTCTGTTGGCAATTTGTTCTGGATGATGGGCATATTGATTTGCCACATCTGCTGTTGGGAAATAATGTGGCCATACTTTCATCAATGTTTCTGGACGATAGTTCAAGTTTTCAATGATAGCTTTATAGCCAGCACTTTCAACCATTGTTTGCCCCATAAAGCAAGCAACACGTTCTAAAGTGTTAATTTCATAATCAGGCAACACTTTGCATAACGCTTCATACCAGTGTTCACTGTATGGATTGTTTTGTAGAATTGCTTGACACTTTTCTAAACTAAAATCAAAATTAAATCCGTCTGCCATTATTCTTTCCTTTCAAGTGCAACAGCCCAGCCGTTGCGTTCAAATATAAATGTATTTCCGATTTTATTAATATTATAGTTACCGATTACTTTTGTTAAGAACATAACCTCGGCCATGTTTTTACCTTCTAGTACAATCGGTCCTTTAATACTATCGTAAATATCTTGTTTATTGCCACTATTTATAATGTTAAACGATACAGCTCCGCTATATGGTCTTTTAAAACTAATACTTTCATCAATAACATTTAAAGTGTCTGCGTAACTATTGCTAAAAAAATTACTAAAGTTATCTAGTTGATTCTTTTTAGTAGAAACTTCGTATGCATCTTTATCTTTAGGAACTGTTTTTTCAATATTTTCTAATGTTGCTTCTTGACTCTTAAAACTTTTAAAATATCTAAAACGCATATCTTCGAGGCCTGTTACTTTTTTAACACCTTCGATGATTTCCATAATTTGTTCAGCAAGATGACGACTACGTTCTATTTCAACATAGACTCTATAATGCCCATCGTCTAATTCTCCAGGAGTACAATCTGCATCTAGTACAAATGTGTAGCCCATCTCGATAAAATGTTCTAAATCTTTTGCCGGATCTTGCTGATCTACAGTAAAAGTTAAAACACAGATATCTTCGTCTTTGCCAATTTTACTTTTAAAACTGTCAATTTCAAATACTTTCTTGACCAAGTCAACTAGGTCATTGGCACGTAATGCTTCGTTTAAGTTCATGCTGGTGCTCCGCCTGGACCTGAAGGTGCTCCACCTGGTGCGGCTGGTGCTCCT